CGTATAGCATACTCGGCAGCTCAAAAGAACGCCACGACCCTAGTGGCTGCTGCTCTAGCAGCGGACGCCCTTAGCTTCGGTTCGACCCCAAAGGGCAAGCGGCTGGATATGCTTGTGGACTACGTAGAGCAAACTACGCTAAGGCTGGCTAAGCTGCAGACCGAGGGTCATACCCTGGTCGCGGCGTTTGAGCCCCAGGCGAAGTCAGCGTCTTCTGACCACGACTATGAATGAGTCCGTCCACGAGAACGAGCACTACGCTGTGTTCGTTAACCCCGACGACGACGGGTACGAGGTAGTAAACTCTTCCTATGGAGTCGTAGAGTTCAAGGGTACTACCTTACCGGAGTGCATCTACGCGGCGGAGCATCTGAATTCGGTTCTTACCCACAGGACGTATGAGAAGATAGCAAGTAGTTCCGGTGAGGGGCCAGACGATCTGGGTGAGTATGAAAAGTTCGCCGGGCCGAAGACCGTAAACTAGTGAAGATTCACTTCGATGCTGACTTGCTGGTCTACCGCTGTGCTTTTGCAGCGGAAAAGAAGCACCGCTACCTTACAGTGTATGACGCATACGACGAGGAAACGGTGTCGCACTGGTCTTACGCCAAGGACCTGAAGGCCCACCTCAAGGCGTTAGGGGACGTCCGGTATAAGGTCGAGGAAGTAAGGGAAGTTGAGCCAGTAGAGAATGCTTTGCACAACGTGGTACGGATGGTAGACCAGACGCTAGACAAACTAGCTGCGGACAAGTCAGACCTTATCATGTATCTGAGCGGTCGGGATAATTACCGGAACGAAGTGGCAACAATCAAACCGTACAAGGGCAACCGTGACAAGGCGGATAAACCGACTCACGGTCCCGCTGTACGGGACTTCATTAAGAAGAAGTATAACACGGTAGTGTCAGAGGGGGAGGAAGCGGACGACACCATAGGCTACTCGCACCATGCGATGTATCTACAGGACCCGTATAGCTCAATCATCTGCACGGTGGACAAAGATATAGATATGATACCCGGTATGCACTATAACTTTATCAAAGAGGAAAGCTACTTTGTGGAAGAGGCGCAGGCTGACCGAAAGTTCTATATGCAGCTACTCACGGGTGATAGTACCGATAACATACAGGGGCTACCGAAAGTCGGCCCTAAGACTGCTACTAAGATGTTAGAGGGGAAGGTAACAGTTCCTAGTATGTACGCAGTAGCTAAGAAAGCCTACGACGAGAAGTACGAAGATGGGAAATCCGCGCTGCTAGAGAACGCACTGCTCCTATGGATACGAAGGTATCCTGAGGAGTGGTGGTCTCCTCCAGAATAGCCTCTATAAAGTGCGTATCATACCCAAGAGAGAAAATGGTAGGGAGCGAGAGCTTCTATAGCAAGTTAAATGGAGACACATATATGTACATAGAGCAGCAAAGCGTACTGGTAGAAGTGCTTATTGAATCGCCATCATTCTTTGGCGTCAAAGCAGATATACCTAAGGCAGTAGGGGATCGTATCTTACAACTGCAAAAAGACTTATACGAGGTGCAAAAGTATCTCGGTGTTATTAAGTCAGGAACTCACAATGAGGTGCCATCATGCCTAGAGATAAAAGAAGAGTTAGTGCCGCCCGTAGCAGCAAAAGGACCACCGCGAAAGCGCAAGGCTACCGCAGCTACTTTGAACTCGAAGTCGCAGAAAAGCTCGTCGAAGACGGAGCAACCTTCGAGTACGAGCCCGCAAGCGGCCAAGTAGGCTACACACCAAAGCCCTCCACATATACACCTGACTTCATACTGCCGAACGGGATCATAATTGAAACGAAGGGTAGACTTACGGTGCATGATAGAACGAAGCATAAACTTATAAGGGATCAGCATCCAGACCTAGATATTCGATTTGTATTTCAATACGACAACCCTATAACAAAGGGATCTAAGACGAAGTACAGCCAGTGGGCAGAGAAGCAGGGTTTCCAGTGGGCTATACGGTACGTGCCTAAGGCATGGACAAGGGAGAGCAAGGAATGACCGAGAATCCTAAGTTAATACAAGCACGTAAGGACGGCAAGGCGCCATTTGAGTTTATACCGATGGGACCGATGGAATCTGTTGCCAGGGTTTTAGCAAGCGGCGCAGAGAAGTATGGTGTGAGGAACTGGCGTATAGACAGGATTAAAGCCAGCACGTATGAGGGGGCAATCGGCAGGCACGCCTTCTTAGAATGGGCTAGTGGGTCTGACGTAGACAAGGACAGCGGAGAACACCCCCTGGCACACGTCATCGCCAGTTGCCTGATAGTAATGGACGCGATGGCGTGCAACACATTAATTGATGACCGTGATAGAATGGAGAGTAAGGATGAGCAAGGAAATAACGGTGCAGACTATAGGACTGCTGAAGAATGTGCAGACTATATTGAACGCCTCAACGACGACTTTTGTAGTAAGCAGGGAGCTTCTCTTAAAGATAGAGAACGAACTACAGCAAGTGGACAAGCTTGTGAAAGCTATGGAGGCGGGGGTGCTAGACCTGTCCGTAGTACAGGAGCCGCCTGATGCAGCTATTGATAACGGAAGCGACGGAGATCAAGATACGCCAAGTACTGGAACAGGCGAGTAAGGATATGACTGAGTCTGATCCCGGCCTAGAAGATATAATTAACGAGATTGAAGATGATCTCGACAATGCAGAACGTATAGAGGGAGATATATATGTCTACTAACCCAAGCGGAATGCGTGTATTAACGCTCGACATAGAGACCAGCCCGATCAAGGGCTATGTATGGGGTCTGTGGCAGCAGAATCTTCAGATAGACCGCATCATTGACCCGACTCGTATGCTATGCTGGGCCGCTAAGTGGGAGGATGAGGACTATGTATACTTAGGTTCGGAAAGCTTCCAGAGTCACGAGGATATGGTACTAGAAATCTATGGACTGATTAACGAAGCGGATGCAATCGTTGGGTTTAACTCCCAGTCGTTTGACATGAAGCATCTTAATCGTGAGTTCGCAGAGCTAGGCCTTCCTCCACCAGACAAGTACAAGAACATTGACTTGCTGCGTGTTGTTAAGACACAGTTCAAGTTCCCAAGCAACAAGTTAGACTACGTTGCGGGTGTACTTCTCGGGGAGCATAAGCTGGAGACAGGCGGGTTTGCCCTCTGGGTGGAGTGTATGGGGGGTAACAAGGAAGCGTGGAAGAGGATGGAGAACTACAACATAGAGGACGTTTTGCTTACAGAAAGACTGTATCACCGTCTTCAAGGCTGGGTTCCAGCACATCCCAACCGCGCCCTTTGGATCGAGGATCAGAGTAAACCTATCTGCCCTAACTGTGGTTCTACTAAGGTACATAGCCGTGGCATCGAGCGACCTGCTCGTCTAAGTGCATACCGACGATACAAGTGCGTGAGTTGTGGTGCCAATGCTCGCGGTCGTAGTACGATCAAAGAACTTAAACCGGGACCTGGGGTATTAATATAATGAAAACACACGAGCTATTAATGTACGTCAACGTCGTGGCTACGTCTATCGCCGTCGCCTTGCTAGTCAGCTCCCCCTCCTGGGGAGCGCTTTTCACCGTCGTAGGCTGGTCTACAGCGTGGTACTACTACTACGCTTCCTGTCGATTGGTCGAATCACTGGTCGAGGAAGGAGTACTAGAAGAGGCAGACGATGAGTAAGCGGGAAGAACTCCTGGCTGGAGTGCATAGAATCAATAGGAGAAAAGTAGATGAACGGGAAGCAAGCCAAGAAGCTGAGAAGGTTAGCAGAACATTCGTGGAAGGAGAGCCTGACAAACGGAAGTCTGCCGACGCCCGAAAGTCCGGAGAGGGCTTTCCATCAGATCAGAGTGCTGAATCGTCAGATAAAGAAGGCCTGGAGGCAATCCTCAAAGCCCAGGTCGCTAGCAGGAGTGAAACGTTACGGGAAGTTGAACTTGAAATCGCTGATTGCGAATATAGACAACGACAGCTAATGACAACAGCGGCCAAGCTCAAATATGACGTAGAAGTTGCAACTGATATGCTGGGGAAATCATATGGGAAAGACGATACGGGAATTAGACATGCAAAAGGCCCAGTTCCGAAAGCGGGACCGGGCCTTAAGAATGGAGCTAAGCAGAAGAGTTAAAGGAACTACGGCCCCTAAAAGAGCCCCTTCTCCGAAGTTAGAGGAGTAACCTTAGTAACAATGCCCAGGGGTATGAACAGCCGGGCAGAATAGCCATCCGCTTTCTTGGCGTACTCGTCGGTAGCCAGTACATACCCGTGTTGGTTCTTAGCAACTAAGAAACCCACGGTACGTCGGCGGCAAGGCTCAGTTACTATAGCCTCCTCGGGACTGAAGTCATCAGTCTCTATGAATGCATCATCCCAATCTATTACGACTACAGGCCGCCTCACACCCGTTTCCAAACGGACAGACCGAGCCCCGCTAGTACAGTAGCTTGTAATAGAAACCCTACGTCTACGCCTACTGTGGTAAGAGCAGTGACTGCGGTAACGATCCCTTCCAGTACCTGGGGGTAGCCGAAGGCAGATAGCACCCCTCCAACAACTATGATGTTGAAGATAGACATTACCGATACGGTAACGTACTCATCCTTCCACGTCTTGTCCATGCCACTGACTTGCAACTGTTCCCACTCGTCCCTATTGAGCTCGAGCTGTTGCGTGTCATCCTGCTTGGCCTGTTCGATCTTAGTCTTAGCAGTCTGCTGGGCCATCTTGCGATCTTGCCGCTTCGTTATGATGCTGGTCAAAGGACCTAGCAGTAGTTGTAGCCATCCCATAGTAGTGCCCCTCAATTGCGTTCTAAGCGCTCTATACTTATTATTGATACCAGTGGTAGGGTATAATTCGAGATTACTCGAACCACTCTCCCGTTGCCATCATATGAGCATTACGCTGCGCCCGGCCTTTGACCTGGCGTGCGTATGTGGAGTCAAGTAGCTCTTTGGCGGCGGCCTCGAAGTCTCCCCGATCTAGGGCAGATATCATCTTCTTAAACTTCAAGAGACGACCTATTCCTAAGTTGTACGCCATATCTAAGAGCACTATCTTTCGTATACTGCTGACTGAGCAATACGCAGGGATGGCTCGGGACAGTTCGTTAATGAACTTGCCCATACGCATTTGTAGCACCTTGCGCGCTTCCTCTCGAGAGAATCCCTCTTCTAAGTTGAATCCTATACCTATGGTCTCTATGCCAACCGTATCGACATACTTGTATCTGCGGTAGCCCTCATTGAGTTCTATGTAGTCCGCAGCTTTAGATTCGTCGACGGAGGACACTACAGTATAAGTCCTTGTCGCCGTCCGAACTCTTCCTGGTCACGCCTGTCCTGTAGCTCTCCCGTAGAGAACTGTTGCCACTCTTCAGGTGCCATTTGTATGAACATGTCCAGAACGTCGTCGCCTATAAGCTGCGCACCTACCCAGAAGCGAGGATCGCGCGGGGTTATACGTGTTAGCTTGACGAATTGATCCAGCTTGTTAGGATCTCGAAGAAGCTTAGAAACAGTCCCCGCTCTACTGTTCCTGGCACTGCGTGATACTGCAGATATAGTACGCTGCGCTCTACTCAAAGGCCCAAAGAGAAGGCGAGTCGACCGCTCGAAGAAGGTCTGTGGCGTCTCTCTTGCAGCTTTAGCGAACCGCTTTTCTGCGAGAATACTTATAGAATCCCGTACCTTAGCTAGGTTAGCTACATACTTAGAACCACCAACAGCCTTTAGCGTATCCATGTTATTTATTATCAGGGCGTCCAGGGAGGTAAAATCTACGGCCTTGCCATCGCCTTTAGTTACGGTTTTGAATATACGCTCCATAACCTTTTCTTCTACCTGCTGTGCAAGACGGGAGTCAGGCAACTTACGGAGGTCATTCATAAGATTAGTAACCCTCTTAGCTCCCATACGGCCTCCGAGTATCTCTTCAGCTATATTGAAGGGGGAAGTAGGGTCAGCAACGACTCTACCGTACTGCTTCGTTAACTTACGCGCCAGTTGCTCTGTAGCCACACCCATGTTGTCTATGACACGGCCCATAGAGCCTAGGTTAGTAATGCGAGCCTGTTGAGCAGGTGTCAGAAGTAGATCCATATGATCCGCGTAATCAGCCATCATGTCGTTGTATAAGCCCTGCTGCACCTTACCGTCTCGTATGGTGTTCTTGCGTACTAGCTTCATAAACTCCTGAGCCATTCCTGCTTTGATAGCGGGATCGTGTCCTACCGACTCCATAGCTTCAGATAAGAAGCGAGCATCTCCCTTAGCATACAAGCGTCTCTCTATGAATGCAGGTGTTAAGTCGAATGGGTACTTGACCTTGCCATCAACGACTTTAGGCTTAGTCTCCAGCATAGAGCGCATTGCTTTACTGTCGAAGGTAGCGTTCTTTAATATTGTGGTGTCGTTTGCTAGTGCCCAGGAGTCGCGTATCTGCATAGCCTTTTCAGGATTTACAGGATTACGTGACTTCACACGTATAAACGTGCCACCGTCGAATTGACCTTCAATAGCACGGATAAGCCCGTCTAGATCATTTACCTCGAAGTTATTAGGATTGATTCCATTAGAAACCTGAGCACGCGTGCGTTTAAGATGCGACAATGTAGTATGTAAGTGGCGTGCATCTAGTACCTCGCCAGCAAGCCCTGTAGGGTTGCCGCCCCTCATTATACTAGCTACCTCATCGGGACCGAAGCCTGCTGACTTTAGGGTAGCCTCATTGGTTTGTGCAAGGGAACTCATCAGTGCGCCATCAGCGTCTCCGCGTAACTGCGACATGAATTCCCTGATAGGAGTATTACCACTATTATCTAGGCCTATGCCAGACGTGCGAGCTATGGGATCCCACTCTATAGTCTTCCGGTGCAAGTCCCATGCTGCCTTTTCAGAATTACGCATAGCCACGAGAGCAGCTGCTGAATTAGTCTGCGCGTCTTCGAATACCTGGCGGTTAGCTGCGACGTCGTAAGCCTCATCGAATGAGGCAACGTCCTCGAGAGCCGTTTCCCTGGCTGCTGCAGGGCTATCTAATTGGTCCCTTACCAGCCTATCTTGTACTTCTTCAGATACTGCTTCGACAGACTCGAAACCAGCATCGCCAACGGTCCTGACTTCCTGGGTAGCCATGTTACGCATGGCCTGAGTTTCTGCCTTGACGTTATTAATTTCAGCAGCTTTAAGCTCGCGAGCTACCTTGCCCGTGGCAGTGTTCTTGATTGAGGCTTCTGCTATCTGTAAATCAGTATCACCTGTCAGTTGGCCCAGGGTAGGATTGAACTCCACATCCCCTGCTTTCTCGCCTGCTCTTAGTTTAGCTTGATTCTCCTTGATCTTAACCTTGATTGCAGGTAAGTCCTTAATATCTAGAGGGCGCCCGAAGAAGTTACGGACCGCACTAAATGAGCCTACTATGCTATGACCTGCAAGCTCCCCGCCTCCGGCCATTAATGCCATCCACTTAGCTTCGTCTTTTATGTCTATAGTATCTATTATAGGGTCAGGTATGCCCGCCATTTTAGCCAGCTCTGTACGCAGAGGTACGCTGGCTGCTGCTGCAATACTCGCGCCCGTGGTAGCACCGACTGCTGTGCCGACGCCCCCCAGGGGAGCACCTGCGACGCCGCCTACTAAACTACCACCGATTTCTAGCCCTATAGTAGGTAACTCTCCACCGAACTCAGCTATATCTCCGACATCCAGGCCAGGAGGATTCACTAATGTCCAGCGGAAGCTGCCATCTTCTTCTTTGCGCAGGAATGCAGTCATACCCGATGCGTTGTCCCTGGCTAGCACTGTTTCGTGTGCAGGGAAGTCCGGGCCTAGTCCGTCACGAACGAGGCTCTCAATAGCACTCTGCTGTGCATTGGGATCGAAGGAAAGAAGACTAGCAGATACACGTACGCTCGAGGGTAGCCCAGTAGTAACATCTATACCGTTTGCTGCTGCATTCTCTGCAAGAGTAAACTTATCAGGAGCTTCCTGGGTTGCTATGCGTGTACGAGATAACTGCGGATTTAGATTACCAGCAGTAGCTGCAGAGGAGGTAGAGAAGAAGCTATTAGCTTGTAGGTTGGATTGCTCCTGGGGACGAGTGTACTCTAAAGGTTCACGGTTTATGGAGGATACGATGGCCTCACTCTGATCCATGCGCAGTTCTTCCTCAGCCATGTACGCCTCTTCTGCAGCGGCTATCTCTGCTTCCTCCAGGCGGATAGCTTCCAGCTCTGCTGCGTAGTCCTGCTCTTCATTTGTAATTGCCATTAACGTTTCCTTTATCTAAGTGCGTCTACCGTTGCCTTTCGGGCTGCTAAGGTTGCCTTTCGGGCTTCTAAGGCTTCTCTTCGTGCTTGCAGTTCTGGAGAAACGGAAGAAGTTACAGGAAAGCCGTCAGCGGGCGCTGTACGTCCTACGCTAGTGCCCGCCGTTCTACTACCTTGTGGGTTAGTAAGTGCTTTACCTGGCTTGGCATTACTACCGAAGTCAGTACCGAATGCCGCGTTGAAGTTCTTGAAAGTTTCGTCGAATAGTCTACGCGCGTCTTCATGTATGACTTGATTGCGGATGCCTTTAGGTAGCTGCTGGTCCCACACGTTGAACGTCTTAACAGAGCGCTCCAAGTTACCTACGAGTATCTGCCTAAGAGCTTCGGGATCAGTTGCGTTAGCGCCGATCTGCTGCACTCCATTGGCGAAATCCTCGTTAGTGACTCTGCCACCCTCGTCATTCATCTTAGCCTGTCCGTATGCCATCTGTACGATAATAGCTTGGTATCTAGCGATAGCGTTACTATCGCCTCGTATTTCTTCTGGTATCGCCATGTCCTTGAATATAGACTTGTTCTTCTTGACGTAACGCTGTGCACCAGCAGTGCTTCCATCAAAAGTGCCAGTAACCTTGCCGTCTGAGCCTTCAAATGATAATACACTGCCCGACGCGCGGCCTAGTGTGATAAAGTTGTTAACAAGGTCGCCCGCCCATTTCTGTAGCTTGCCACCAGTACCCATGATCTCCAAGGTGCCATCTTCGCCAATTCCATCAGATAAAGCATCGCGCATTCCGACAGCCATTTCCATCTGTGCCGCTAAGGTACGGTGCTGGCTTCGTAGCTTACCAGCTTCAGTAGTACTCATAAAGTCTTTTACCTGAGGACCTTTGCTGCTTCCTGAGCTGCTAGCAGTTACAGGTTGGGACGTAGTGTAGGTGCCCAGGGGGAACTGCGTACCGTCGGCTGTGTGGGCAGTGCCCTCGTCGTCGATATGTACGTCTCTACTTGAGTTGGCGTCGTCTGATCCTTGCATCCATATGGTAGCAGTCTCGCCGCGCTTGTCCAGGAACACCCCGCGGTTGAAGTCATATATATCATTGACTGCACTACGCCTCTGGTCCTCTATCGTGAGTCCACCTAATACGCGAGCCTCGTTGTTTTCTGCGTTGGCTCGGCGTTCTATCTCGAGTGCTTTAGCCATCTCTATACCGCGAGTATCGCCGTAGTTGATTAACGAACCAGCCACGAAGCTCTGAAATCCCTGTTGCTCTAGATTGAGGTCTGCGTTGCCATCAGCGCCCAAGTAATCCCCGTTTGCTCGTGCATCCTGGAACTTACTAGTAGCTTCGGCCATTGCATCTACTTGGCGCTGTTGTGCAGGGTCTAGCTTATTAGGATTAAAGCGTTCTTTTAATGCCGCCCCGAATCCAGCACCTGCGCGCTGTATCGCCCTTTGCCCAGGGTAATCTTCGCGCGTGGCGTCTAGTGCAGCGTTCCTCTCGTCTCTTTCGGCTATAGCGTTCTTTGCCAGCAGCTGTTCTTCCGTACTGCTATCAATACCTAACTTCCGAAACATTCCTGTGAAATCTGAAGTAGCCATTACGGTGTTGCCCCCGGTGTGGTCGGTGTGGGTGGAACCCCGAAGTTCTTGAGGAAGTTAGTGTTTGTCCCCAGTCCTGTAAGGAAGTCGCCTGCGGCTGATCCTCCGGTACGTGTTGTAAACATGCCTTGATTAGCTCCGGCCCTGGCTTGTGCTGCTCCCAAGTTTCCACCAAGAGCTATAAGGTTACGCAAGTCTGCATTTGCCTGTGCATTGGCTTGGAAGGCACCGAGCTGTCTTTGGAAGTTAGCTTGGTCGGCTTGCCCGAACCC